CCCGCGATATACGTGGAAGCCCGCCGTCCCTGGAGAGAAGCTCAGGCCCCCAATCGTCACGCTGCTCCCGTCGCTCAGTGTCACCGCCCGGACGATGAAGGAATGCTCGCTCTCGTTCCCCGGCCCGTCCACGCCCGACACCGCGTAGTAAAGCGTCTGGCCGCCGGCCAGCGATCCGCCCGGCCCCAGCGTCGCCGCCAGATTCAGCAGCGGGATTCCCGGCCCGCCCGCCGCGGCGACAGCTGGCGCCACGAACCCCACCCGGAGGTTCGTCTGCACCGAGCCATCGCCCGCCGTGGTTGCCGTCTCCTCGACTCCGAACTGAATGTTGCCCGCGGCATCCAGAACATTGCCGAGCAACGGATCGGGAACGCCAATGCCGGCGCTGCCCTGCCGCCGGCCGCCGCTTGCCGACGTTACCTGCCCGTTGCTGTCGGCGTACCACGAATCGTCATGGATCTGCGCCGTAATCGTCGAAGTCCGGTGATTTGCCCCCGGCGCGATCTTCAATACCCGGAATACCTGCCGGTTGAACCCTTCCTTGAGATACGTTACCGTGATCAGATCTCCCGGCCGGATCCCGAATGACCTCACGCTCGTCGCGAACTCCACATATGTGTTGCCGCGCACCGAGCGGTCCAGGTTCAGCTTCAACATCCTCGCCGCCTGGTCGAAGTTCGGGATTCCCAACGCCGCCAGCGTCTGCGTCACTTCCTGCCCGCAGCGCGACACGTCGTCGGCATCCACCAGCGAAAAACTGTCTTGTTGGTATTCGTTCAGCGAATCCTGAAATTCCACCGTGAACAGGTTCGGTGTGTCCGCGATGCTGCGCGTATACACCCGAAAACTCGGCTCGCCGGAGGGCTTCCGCATGAGGCCCGAAAACCCGTTGCTCCCATCGCCGAATTCGTAGCTCGGCCACCCGCCATCCAGCGACTGCGCGCTGTTGGACCACGCCGGCTTTGCCGGCATCTCCAGCGCCAGCGAGTTCTCCACCCGCAGTTGCAGCGCCCCGTTCGCTCCATAGGTCAACATCAGCCTCGAGGAGTTGCGAATCCCCCGCACCAGGTCGCCGGCGGCCCGCCGCGTTGCTAGCACAAGGTTGCACTGGAATCGCGGCAGCTGAATCGCATTCCCATAAAGATCCAGCGCTGCAATCTCTTCGTCGCAGTACGCCGCCGCCGCCGCGAAGCTCGCCACGTCGATTTCCGTCAGGCTCCAACCCGCCCGCCGTAGGATGTCCAATAGCACCCACGCCGTGTTGCTCGTAAACTGCTCGCCGGTGTAGCTCCCGTCCGCGCCGTATACCGGCAGTTTCAGCCCCTGCAGCAACACCGTTACTTTGGGGAGCGTCGTTCCGTTGCTGATCCGGTTCGGCACCACCACCGAAAGGTACGCCATGCTGCCATATGGATCTCCCGCCGGCTGTCCGCTGCTGTCCAGGAAATTGAGGTCGAAGGCGCCGGTTCGCGTGCCCAGCGTCGGAATGTTATACCATCCCGTTCCCGTCATGTTGGTCCCGGACACTCCCGCCGGAATCTCCACGTCGTTCACCAGAACCGTCAGCACCCCTTGCATCTCGCCCAACCCCAGCAGCACTTCCATGCGCGTCAGGTTTCCGTCGTTGCGTCCGAACACCACTGGCGGGGTATACCACGCTGTGCCGTAAATCATCGGCACGAAGTCGTTGTACTGGGCTACGTTCACCGTGACCGCCGATGTCTGTGAACTCTTGGCGCCGTAAGCCCTCACCGAAATCGCCGGCGGCACGAACTCGATGCCCCCGAAGTTGCCGAACATTCCCCGCGCCTGGCAGTCCGTCCGTGTGTAACCGCACCCGGTGAACGCGGCGCTGCCGTCCAGTGTCCCGGTTCCCCCCGTCGCCCCGGGTGAGTAGCCGCAGCGGTAATACCGCGAGTATTTCCCGCTCGCGCCGCCATCCACTGCCTCCGTGCGCTGCCCGTCGTCGCCCGGGAACTCCCACGGGCACCGCCGCTGGATCCGCACCTGCGGCATCAACAACCGCTGCAGGTTCATCCGGTTCGTCGCCGTGATGCGGAACGTGGCTTCCAGAATCTCGTCCGGCGGGTTGCAGATCCCCTGGAAGATCACACTCCGGTCCGTCAGGGGCGCGGCGTTCCGTAAATCGTAAAACACCAGCCCGGCCGTCAGCCGCGCGCCCTTCCACCCGGTCGCGCGTTCGATCTCCGAACAGTGCGAATCCGCGTTCCCCAGCACCAGCGAGATCTTCGGCACGCCGTCCGCCCCTTGATCGCTCGATGCCTGCAGCTCGAACACATTGTGCCCCAGCACTCTCGCGCTGTACGCTACTCCTCCCACCGACACCGCGTGCGTGCTCCAGTGTTCCGTCGTTCCATCGGAGAGTACGCAGTCGAACAGCAGCAGCGGCGTGTCCGTGACGGCTTGCTCCTTGAGCTCAAAGATGGTTTGCATGAGTGATCTTTACCGTGCAGGAATTGCGATTCACGTCGGTGCTGGTGATCGCCAGCACATCGTCGCCCAGGTGCGCGTCTTCGTAAACTCCGCCCAGCGTGGTGGCCTTGTATCCCGAAGCCGCGGTCTGCGCCTCCACCTGTAGCCCGTATACTTCCACTGCATCGCCCGCCCCGATCTCCATCCCGAATCGCACCGACGTGGCCTGCGCATCTCCAGTGGATGTCCAGGCGATCCGCGTCCAGTCGCTGGTCACTGCCCGCGCCGCGCTCTGGCTGCCAACCGTCAGCTGCACGCTCGTCGCCGTCGCCGCCCGCACGTATGCGCTCAAGCAGTACTGGTATCCTCCGGGCGCCGCCAGCGTCTGCCCGGCCGATTGTGCCGCTCCCCCGCCGTTGCTCAATCGCCACGCGCTCGTCCCCCCACGCGGATCGGCGACACTCCCGGTCAGGGTCAGTAGCGGATCTTTCTGCCAGGCCGCCTCGGTAAGCTGGTCGCTCCAGGCCAGCAGATTGCCCGCCGGATCCAGGAACGTGAAACTGTTCAGCGTGCCCTCCACCGCTAGGAAGAAGGCCCGCAGCGCCGCCGCTTCCGCATCGCTCAGGTCCGTGTAGGCCAGCACCCATTCCGTAACCAGTGCCGCCGGGTCCGCCAGCTTGATCGTGCTGCCGTCGGCGGCTTGATTCACCACCGTCCGCGCCCGCCGGGTTTTTTGCACCGGAAATTGGCTCAGCGCCCCGCTTTCGAGTTGTGGATATGCTGCCATGGCGTTTCAGATGTTCCGCACCACGGTGAGCTTCGTGCTCCCCCGCATCTCCGCCACGGTCGTCAATGCCACCTCATCGGCGGCCAGGCTGCAGTTGTCGTACACGTGCCCATCCCATGGGTCTGTGAAGGAGAAACTGCCGAACGCTCCCTGACTCGCCAGGAAAAACTCCTCGATCGCCGCCAGTTCACCCTCGTCCAACTCGCTCAACTGAATCTCCCATTCCATCCGCGCCCCTGCCGAATCGCGATAACGCTGGTCGCTGCCATCCACGAAACGCACCGTCTGGTTCTGGAACTGCTCGCGCCGCGCCACCGGATACTGCGCGATCGCATTCGTCTTCAACTGAGGAAAGGTTGCCATATCAAAGGTCGTTCACTACGTCGTTGATCGCGTTCAGATTGAGCATCGCGTCCCGTACTGCCAGCGCAATGTCGTTGCTCCGGTCCATGAAAGAGCGCGCATCCATCGCCTGCACGTTAACCGTGATCTGCGATGCCGCGCCATTCCCGGAGCTGCTTGCCGTGCTGCCGCTTGCCCCCGCCGGCGCATAGCTCCGCGGCGTTCCCGTCTGGTCGTAGTCCAGACCAGTCACTTGTCCCTGGCTCTCCGCTGCCTGGAAACTGACGGCCGCCGGCAGCGCGTATTTCACCAGCGGCGCCGGCGCTGCTGTATCTCCCCCGCTGAATAGACTCACCAACCCGCTGATCAGGGGTGCCAGCCCGAACCCGCTCTCGATCACCGTTTTCGCCACCGAATCCAGCGTGCTCCCGCTGTCACTCGACGTTGCCGCCGTCGTAGTCTGCGTCTTGGTCGCAGCCACCGGCGCCGGGATACTGCTCCGCAGTTCGTCAACCTGTGCAATCACACCCGCCAGCATCGCGGTCGTATCCCCAAGGGCCGCCGTCTGCTGCCCCGATACCGCCAAAAACGTCTGATAAACCTCGTCTTGTGTTCCGCTCGCCATCTTCATCTCCCGTGGGATAAGGCTCCGCCTTGTCCATCCGCATGGTGGGGCAGGCTTCAGCCTGCCAATCCGAGCGAAGCTCGGACTCCTCGTCCGCTTATCTCCGCGCCTCACCGTCTCTGCGTGGAGTCCCCCTTCGTTTCCCCCGCCCACGCCTGCTCCAGAATCAGGAATCCTTCCACTTGTCGCGCGCTCAACTCCCCGAAGTTCATCCCGCCGAGCTGTCGCCGCACCAGGAAGTCCTCCACCAGCCCTTCGCTCTCCGCCGTGATGTAAGACTTGGGGCAGCTCTCCGTCGCCACCGTCTTCCGCGCCCACACGGGCGCCATTCTGCCGTCGTGTCGCGCTTCCAGCCACCCGCACCGCCGCCGCGCTTCCAGGCCGCTCCTCCGGCACGCGTCGCACTCCCAACCGGCCTGGTTGGAAAACTGAAAATGGAAGGCGACTAGGAGTTTTTTCTTTCTTCTTCGCTTAGCCCTGTCTCTCTGCGGACCGCCGCCAGGGCCTCCCGGAATAACTCCTCGGGTCCGGCCTCCGCCAGCAGTTCCGGGCCCGCCATGGCTCCATCGATCGCCAGGCCGGAAACCGCTTTCACGCCCCACATCACATAGAGCCGTTCGATTTCAGCCTGCAGCAGGCCCGCGTCCATTTTGTCCCCCGCCTCTCCGCTGGCCGCCAGAAACTCCGTCCGCCGCGCCAGTTCCCGCACCCGCCGCATCAATTCCACCCGCCGCCCGAACGACATCCTCGCGATCGTAAACCTTACCCCCGTTACCACCCGCGATTCCACCACCGCTTCGCTGGCGTAGCTGCCCCCCGCCATCGCCTCCGCGGACTTTCCCTTATCCGAACGCCACGGTAATTTCATCGTCCACGGTCCCTTGTGCCCGCGATGCCCGGAATCGCCACTGCAGCCGGTTCAGCCCATCGTCGAACTCCGGCACTTCCGGCACCACGCTCTTCAGATACACGCCCATCAACTGCCCGTCCGTCTCCCCCAGTTGGAACATCACGCTGATCGGCGATTGCTGCCGCGCCGCCTGGTACAGTTCCGTTGTGGCATCGTCGTCTCGCGCATAAAGGTCGAAAGCTGCCGTCACTGTGCGCTCTCCCGGTGAAATCGCCCGCACCCCGGAACACGCCCCGCTCAATCCGAATTCCCGGTCCCGCGTGTCCAGTGCGTTCTTCAATGTGATCGTCCCGGCCGTGATCGTGCAGAACCGCGATGGCCCTGTCCCCAGCCACGCCTGCCCCATGTTCCCGGGCACGATCGAGTAGTCGAACCCCGCCACCGCCGGCTCCACAGGAAAACTTTGCAGTTGCGACGCGCCGGCTTCGAAGCTCGCGCTGTCCACCAGGTCCTTCGCCACTCCCTTGAAGTGGAATTGGTGGTAATCCCCGTCCACCACGATGTCCATCTGGTCCACTCCCGCTCCGCTAAGCAGCCGCTGCACCGCCGTCGCCGGACTCCAGTAGTCGAAGATGCTCACGCTCGGCAACTGCGTCGCCAAAGTGTACGTCACTGCCGCCGTCACCGCCGCCCCCGCCGCCGGCAACACCGTGAACGGCGCATTCAGTTGTACCGTCTGCGCGTCCACAATCGCCGCCACGAACCGGATCTCGCCCCCGAAGCACAATGCCTGCCCCGCCGCCAGCCCGTGCGCGGCTCCGAATCCCAGTCGCCCCGTCGCCGTGCTCGACGCCGCCGTCCCTCCCCCGAATTTCACCGGACTTCCGCCCAGGGCCGCCTGAAACAGCGCACCGTATCCCGGCCCTGCTGTAGTCTTGTCCCAACTCGTCAGGTACGTCTCCAAATCGAAATCCGTGCGCCGCCTCACTCCGGACGGCACGCCCGCGAACGTCCGGCTCCCCGTCTTGTCGCGCCGCGTTCCTGTCGCCACCTGTTGTTGGATGCCGAGCTTGATCGCCGGAATCCGATTCGTGGCTGTGATCGAGCCCACACTCCCATATGCGCTTTCCAACGCCGTGTAGAATCGATTCGCGCTGGACGAAATATATGTAGACATACTAGTTCCTGTTCACTCCGATCTCGAAAGTGACTTTTGCCACCTGTATGAAATTCTTTCCACCCTGCTTCACCGGGCCAAACGCCACTTCGTATCCGCCGGCGTAGTACATCCCGTCGCCCCAATCGCCCCGGTTCCCATCCAGCATCTGCATCGTCGCGTCCACATAGACCTCAAGACTGTCCTCAATCCCGTCTAACCGGTCCTGTGACTGCTGGATCTCGATCGCCATCTGCACCTGTCCCGAGAACGTCTGGAACTTCTCCTTCAGGTTGTTCACGATCTTTTCGCAGTACACGTTCACCGCCGGGTACTTCACCCCTTGCGCACGCTCCGCCAGTGCGCCCGCCGCGTTCTGCGCCCGCACCTGTGAAGCCGCCACCAGACCCACAAAGTCCGGTCCCCCTTGTGTCAACGCTCCAACCCCTGCATTCACTCCGTTCGGTCCCGTGATCCGCTGCACTACCTTGACCGTCGCCGCGCTTCCCAGTTTGCTTGTCATTAGCCCCTCTGTATCGTCCGCGGCACCGGCAGCCGGTAAGTCGGCATCTGTCCGTTGCCCGCCGGCCGTCCCGTTGAGGACATGGTGTCCGGTTGCACCCACGTCTGCCCCGGCGCCAGGATCGGCGAGTTTTGTATCGTCATCGCAGCCGGGCTCGTCCCGCAGTACACGTTCCATCCCTTGACCTTCGCCGGCGCGGTCGTCTGCACCGCCAGCGAACTGCCCGACACCTGGATCATCGCCGGTGCCGAACTCGCCCCCTCTTCACCCGCCGCGTTGGTCCACGCGACCGCTACGTAATACGTGCCGTCTGCCAGCCCGCCCGCCGTCGCCTGCACCACCGGCGTCGCCGCCTGTTCCATCGGGTCCGTGACAATCCCCAGCCCGCCCTGGATCACTTGGTTATACGCCCACTTCACCTTTTCGTGGTATTCGTCCCGCCTCCCCGCGTACCGGTCGTTCAGTTGACTGTTGTATGCGTCTCCGTACACCATTTCCAGCGTCCGGAAAATGTGCCAGAGCTTGAGCGGGGGCGTCATCACCACCTGCTGGATCGCCGGCGGCAAGATCGCCATCGGCGTCCTCAGCTGGTACAGCAGCGCCGACACCTCTATGCAGAGTTCCTCATGTGCCAGCGCCAGCTTTCGCGTGACGTCGATGCCCTCCACCGTCGCCACATTCAGTATCTGCGTGTCGTGCCCCCGAAGGTCTTCCATGCCCGTAACCGCGCCGTCCGTGAACAGTGCCATCGTGTGCCGCCTACTCCTTGGAGCCCCGCGCCTCGCTCCGCAGCCGGTCCAGCTCCGTCGTCGATAACACCGTCAACTGAAGCCTCGCCGCCGCCGCCGCCCGCTCCGCCGCCCGCTGCCCCTCTGCCAGTAACTCGCGATGCGCCTTCGCCTCGTCCTTCGTCGCCAGCCGGACATGACCCTCCACCAGCAGCTTGGCAGCCAGCCGGCGCGGCACCTCCGTCTTCCTCCCGCTCTTGCCCCCGTCCGCCGTCTCCACGCTCACCACAAGCGCAAACTCATCCGCGATCTTCCCTTCCATCTCGCGAATCTTCTGGTAATACATCTGTAGATCCATGTGCCTTCCTTTCCTTTTTGTGGCATAAGGCTCCTGCCTTGTGCTGGGTGGGGCAGGCTTCAGCCTGCCAATCCAAGCGAAGCTCGGACCCGAACCTGCCCCACCCCGTCATCCCCCTAGGTGTTCACCTGCACGCCCGACGAGTTCCGCAGCACCGCGCAGCCGTACAGCACGTCTACCGTGAACTGTTGCGCCAGCGTGTTCGGCTGGTAGCTCATCACCACTCGCATCCCGAAGTTGCCCAGTTCCGCGTACTCCGCGATGGCGCCCGTCCCCGGCAGCGGCTGCGGCAGCCGCCGCACCACCAGTCCGACGGCGTCCTTCGTGAACGCCATATTGTGCGTCGTCACCGGACTGCTCCCCGTCTTCTGCACGAACTGCGAGCGGAATACGAAGAAGTCCTTGATCTTCCCCACGTTGCCGTAAATCAACGACCGCAGTCCGGCGTCGCCCGCCGTCTGGAATTCGCTGAACCGCGGGATCTGCCGCCATGCGGAGTACGTCGCCGCGTCCACCACCATGTACTTCTGGTCGCTCGGGGGCACCTTCGACAGGAACATCGCCGTCTCCGCCGCGTCGATAACGGCTTCCGTGATCGGCGTCCCCGGCGTCCCCACCGAAGTGTTCGCCGTGAACCCCGCGTATAGCCCCAGCAGGTCGCTTTCGATCCTCTGTGCGATCGCCGCCACCGCCGGCTCCATGTAGATCTTCAGCAGATCCGGCACCGCCAGCACCTTGGTCACATCCGGAATCTGGAAGGTCGCTTCCGCGTGCGTGTTCAGCACGATCTGCGCGTTCCCCAGACTCGGATTCTGCGTTTGCACTGTTCCGCCTTCCGCGATGTTGTTGGCCACCATCGTCGGCGGAATCGGTATGTTTACCGTGTCGCCGGCTTGCGCCAGCACCGGCTCGTAATCGCGATTCACCAGGTTCCCCATTACCAGGTTCCCGATCAGTACCGGCAACGCGTCTACCGCCACCAGCTTGACAATCGCGTTCGCGACGTTACTCGAAGTAATTGCTGCCATTCGTTCTCTCCCTCAAAAGAATCGTTCGTTCACTACAATTCACAGCCCCTTCAGGGTCTGCGACGCCACGCGCACGATTTCCTCTCGTACCCGCTGCATTTCCTCGGCGCTCATCCCCGGACGTATCCGCTCCAGGTCCACCGTCTCCCGGCCGGACGCCGGAGCTTTCAGGGCGGCCGTCATCCCTGTGCCCCCGGCAATCCGCGCCGGGAGAAACTCCGGATTTTCGTTCACGAAAGCGGTCAGGTATTCCTTCAACGGCGTTTCGCCGGCCTCGGTGCGGGCTACTAACCGCCCGTCCTCGGTCCGCACGATCCCGTCCTGTACCGCTCTGAACGCAAGATCGATCTTGCCTACTCCCAAACGCTGCAGTTCGGCACGCACCGTCGAGCTCCGCTCCGCTTCCGCCGCCAGCTTGCGGCTGCGCTTGTTCTCTTCCGCCAGTTCGTTCAACCGGCGCTCCAGTTGCTCCCGCCGCCTCCGCTCCTCCTGTAACTCTGCCTTGTGCGCCGGCTCTGTCTTCGCCTGCTCGTTGTTCACGAATTCCTGTACCGCCTGCCGCACTATCGCCTGTATGTCGATGCCTTCCATATACCTCCTGATCCCTGCTCATTGGTGGGGCAGGCTTCAGCCTGCCAATCCGAGCGAAGCTCGGACTCTTCTTCCTCCGCGACTCCGCATCAAATCTACTTCCTCGAGCCACCGCGTCACGCCAAGTCGATCTCGTCTTCCGCCGGCCCCACACACCTCTCCGCTGTCTCCGCGCTCTTCTTGGCCTTTCCTCAACCTCTTGGGCGTTCTCCGCGTCTTAACTCCGCGTCTCCGCGTCTCCGCGTCAAATCTACTTCCTCGAGCCGCCGCGTCACCCCAAGTGTCTTCCGCCGGGCGCACACACCTCTCCGCTGTCTCCGCGCTCTTCTTGGCCTTTCCTCAACCTCTTGGGCGTTCTCCGCGCCTTAACTCCGCGTCTCCGCGACTCCGCGTCAAATCTACTTCCTCGAGCCACCGCGTCACCCCAAGTGTCTTCCGCCGGGCGCACACACCTCTCCGCTGTCTCCGCGCTCTTCTTGGCCTTTCCTCAACCTCTTGGGCGTTCTCCGCGTCTTAACTCCGCGTCTCCGCGACTCCGCGTCAAATCTACTTCCTCGAGCCACCGCGTCACCCCAAGTCGATCTCGTCCGCCACCCGGTTCTTGATCTCCTGCCGCGCGTCGCACAGGTACTTGAACGCCAGCTTCTTGAACACCTGCTTCTTCAGCGTCTCCGATGCGATCCCTAACTCCAGCAGCTTCTTCGCGTCGTCCAGATCGCTGCCGAAATCGCCGATGTCGAATTCGTCTATCCCCGATACGTCGATCGTCACCTCGTCCTGCCGCGCCTCCGCAATTGCCCACAGCACCTGCCTCATCGCGTCCTTCACCATGGCCCCGTACGCCCGCAATACCTCCTGCGTCACCGCTGAGTCGATCTGTTTGCTCAGTCCGGACGCCGCGATGAATCCCCCTTTTGCTTGCTCAGCCTGGTTCATCAGATAGCAGACACGGTAAATTTCGTCCTTTAACCGGACCAGGTTGTCCGCTGCGATCTGATAAACCTTGCCCTCCGGCTCCGTCCACCCGAATCGGTCGTCTTTCCCGAGTTGGATGAAGTAACTCTCTCCTACCACCTGGTTCCATTCTTTGTCCGAATAAATCACCGGACTCGCGAATAGTCCCATCGTCAAAGCCCACGAAAGCGCGTTGGACTTGTTGAAGTGCTCCAATTGCAGGAGTCCGGCCTTATTCATCAGCCACAACCCCTCGGACACTTTCATCTCGAATACCGGAACCCGCCGCTGAGCGGCTAACCCGTGGCGCCCCGTATCCGTTAACTCGATCGCCTGTCCCTCGCCCGTCTTACGGAACACTTGGTAGTTCTCGCGGTCGTAGTAAATCCACCGCGTCTCTTTCTCCCACTTCGCGTCGGTTACTTTCGATTGCTGCAGGCACGACGTACGGATTACTACCCAGTCCAGTCCGCCCGTCTCGTCGTAATTCCAGTTGATGACTTCATCCGCCGCGTATTCTGTGAGGTAAGCCCGCGATCTCCCGCTCGCGTCTTCTTCTGCCCGCGTCTGCGCCACCCCACCCGCCTTCGGGAAGTCCACCACCACGAAACTGCTCCCGCACACCATCACCTGCACGAAACGTTGCCGGAAGAACTCGTGCAGGCTCGTCCCTTTCAGGTCGCAATCCACCGACAGCAGGTTATAGAAGCCCTTCGCCCCGCCATCGCTTCCCTCGAACTGCAACATCGGTTCCCGCCGCATCAACGTCGCGGCGTACCAGTCCACAATCGACCCCACGTAGTTCTCGTAGAACACTCGCCGCAGCCGTTCCTCGTAAACCTGTCCCGGCTCCTTTTGACGCCGCACCAGGTATTCGCACGCGTTCAACCGCAGTTGTTCCCCGCCCGCGTACAGGTCCTTGTATTGCTTCCACATCGCCTTCCGCGCGATGTAATCCGGATGCTCCCGGTTGATGTTTTCCATGCTTTTCACCCGTTAATGGCTTAGTAGGGGCTGGCACCGCTCCCCGATCTTCAGCCCTGCGCGGCACTCCTGCCACAGTACGTAGCCCAATGCGTCCGACAGATGCGTCCGCATCCGGTCCCGGTCTTTATCGATCACACTGGTGTCCTCCTTGAAGCACACCTCTTCCAGGTCCTTGATCAGTTCCTTGCACCCTGGGTCCACCAGCAACCCGATCTTCCCGGCGGCGGATTGCAGTTGCCGGTTCGTCAGGTTGATTCGTTCCCGCACGTTCGGATTCGCTTTCGGCACCCGGTAGCTCACCACCATGCTCGAATGCGCCGCGAAATGCTCGCGGATCATGTCGAAATCCGTCGCGCCCGTCGTCTGCTGCTGGTTCCCCGATGCGTCCCCGTAGATCACTATCCCTGCGTCGTGTCTCGGAAAACGGTCCAGGAACGCCTCGCACGCCCGCTTGGTCGTGCTGTGCCGCATCACGATCTCCCCCACCACCTGCACCACCCCGCCGGCTGCCCGCTGCAGGATCAACGAGCTCATCGGATCCACGTTGAAATCCAGCGCCCAGCACAATGGCTCGCGCGGGTTCACCGCCAGTTCCCGTACGTGCGTGTTGCGGTCGAATGCCGAGTACACCCGGCCTCCGTCCATACTCAGATACGCCCCCAGCACCTCCTGCTGGTAGAACTTCTCGTCGTAGCTGTCTCTCAGCCGTTCGTAGAAATCCCCGATCTTTTCCAGCAGATGCCGGTTCTCGAATGGCGCCGCCTGCACCGCCCCATACCCGTTCACCTTATCCGAGATGAACTTCCGGTATACCCAGTCGTAACCCTTCGGCGTCCATACCCCGAACCCGCACAACCGCGCAGCTTTCGGATCCCGCAGCCGGCCTTCCAGCCGCAGCCACGATTCTTCCTGCGTGTACGTCAACTCGTCCAGCCCGAACCATGCCAGGTTCGTCCCCCGCAACCGCTCGAATTCGTCCACCGGCCGGAACAGGATCCTCGAACGCGTATCCAGCATGACGAACGTATTCTCAGCCTTGTTATGTTCGTACGGGATATCGTTGCTTTCCAGGATCTCGACCAACGCCGCCTGCGTCGCATCCCGTAACATCGGATAAGTCGGCGCGCCCAGAAGTCCCAGCCGTCCCGGATTCATGTAGCTCAGACGGATTGCCTCGTGACACAGTGCCTGGCTCTTTCCGCTGCCGATCGGCCCGGAGAAGCCTTTGAACCTGTTCTTCAACGCGTGAAACTTCTTCTGGGACGGTAACGGGTCGTAATTTATGTCTCGGTGCTTGGTTTCACCGGCTCGACCCAT